CTGTTCAGCAATCATTTTCGATGAATTGCATGCACAGCCCAACAGGGAACTGTGGTCTGTCCTGACCACCAGTGTGGCTGCAAGGCTGCAACCGCTCACAGTGGCCATTACCACGACTGGGCATGACAGAACCAGCCTGTGCTATGAAATGCACAGCTACGCAAAATCTGTGCTGGATGGATCCATTCAGGATCCCACATTCCTACCCATCCTGTATGCAGCAGGAGAAACAGACGACTGGAAACTGGAATCCACATGGAAGAAGGCTAATCCCGGTTATGGAATCAGTGTCAGACCAGAGTATTTAGCACAGGCTGCAGCAGAGGCTGCAACATCACCAGCAAAAGAACTTGCATTCAGAAGGCTGCATCTGTGCCAATGGACCGACACTGTAACCAGGTGGCTGTCATTCGATCTGTGGGACCAGTGTCAGTGTCCCAGACCAGATCTGGATGGTAGACCCTGCTATGGGGCACTGGACCTGTCCAGTACACAGGACCTGTCAGCTTTTGTTCTGGTGTTCCCACTGGATGATGGAACCCTGTGGATTGAACCATTCTGCTGGGCACCACGGGGTGTTCTGAAACAACGCGAACGCTCTAACAGAATGAGGTATGACCAGTGGGTGTCCAGTGGTCACCTGAATGTGACAGATGGTGATGTGATCGAATATGAAGAGGTTTACAGCCAGATCAAGAGGCTTGCAATACAATACAGGATTCAAGACATCGCAATAGACAGGTGGAACTGTGCCCAACTAGCCCAGCAGATGCAGTCAGATGGTCTACAGGTAGTGGCTTTTGGTCAGGGTTATGCATCGATGTCCCCTGCAGCTAAGGATTTTGAAACCCTGCTTGCAAGCAAAAAGATCAGACATTCTGGCCATCCAGTATTGCGATGGTGTCTGGGAAACTGTTCAATAGAGTCTGATGCAGCAGGCAATATAAAACCCAGTAAAAGCAAGAGTTCTGAAAAGATCGATGCACTCATTGCTTCAATTATGGCTGTGGCACGATCCAGAGTAGGTGAAGCGGGGGGTAGAATCGGACACAATGCACCATCTGTGTACGAATCTAGGGGGATGATGACCTTATGAACCTAGCTGAGAGGCTCATGTCATCCATCACTAGGGCTGCATCCTATTTTGTAGGCAGTCCAAAAAACCGTATGCCCAATCTCAGGGACCCAGCACTCAACAGCTTCTTTGGTGTTCCCACCAGCACTGCTGGTGTTGCGGTTTCAGAAGACACTGCACTGACCTACAGCCCTGTGTTTCAGGCAATCAGAATCATCAGCGAAACCATCGCAAGTCTACCACTGCATGTGTATGACAAACAGCCTGGTGGTAGGGTCAGAATCGATGACATTGCTGTGGCTTATCTGCTGAAAACCCAGCCTAATTCAGAGAGTTCAGCATTCCAGTTCCGTGAAAGCATTGTGGCACATGCCCTGTCATGGGGGAATGGCTACGCTGAAATTGAACGGGACATATTTGGCCACATCAAAAACCTCTGGCTGTTACCACCAGATCTGGTCAAAACCGACAGGGACAGCAATGGTAACCTGTTCTACCAGTACCAGATTCCCGGAAGTTCCATAGTCAGGCTTGCACCATCAGATGTGTTCCACATAGCTGGTCCTGGTTTCGACGGGATCACAGGCTACAGCCCCATCAGGCTTGCACGGGAGTCCATCGGACTGGGCATGGCTTGCGAACAATTCGGGGCTGGTCTGTTTGGGTCTGGGGCTAGACCATCAGGGATGTTAGAACATCCGGGTAGACTGTCTGATGATGCTAGGGGAAGACTCAGGGGAGACTGGGAAAGACTGCACAGTGGACTGGATAACAGCCACAGGGTAGCCATTCTAGAAGAAGGCATGAAATGGACAGCCACATCCATTCCGCCTGATGATGCACAGTTCCTACAGACCAGAAAATTCCAGATAGAGGAAGTGGCTAGGTGGTTTAACATCCCACCCAGTAAATTAAGGGATACAGGTGGTGTTTCCTATTCCAGTCTGGAACAGGAAAACATTGCATTCCTTTCTGAAACACTTAGACCATGGCTGGTCAGGATTGAACAGGAAATCAAAAGAAAATTGCTTTCCCCTGAATCTGACAGCTACTATGCCGAACATTCAGTAGAGGGTCTGTTACGCACAGACCTAGCTGCACGGTATGCAGCCTATGCTGTCGGAAGAAACTGGGGCTGGTTATCCATCAATGAAATTCGGGCACTGGAAAACCTAGAACCAGTACCAGGTGGGGATGTTTACCTGCAACCCCTGAACATGCAGCCACTGGATGGACCTGGTGGGGCACAGGCACCACCAGCGGCACCATCTGTTACCACAGCCCCAACCACAGCCCCAACCACAGCCCCAGCACTGACACCAACAGCAGACACACCAGACAGCGCAACTGCATCTGTTGGTTCTGATGCTGGGGCTGTCATCCACAGTGCTGCATGGTGTGCGAAACTGGCACAGGATATGACAGACCACCAGATCCCATCCTGTGAACATGGCTACACCAACAGATGCAGAATCTGTGGCATTGAACGGGAAAGAGTTCTGATCCCACCACCAGAACCAGGTGGACAGCATAGCTGGGGAATCAAGTGGTCACCAATTGCACCAAAATCAGAAAGGGCTGGTGGTCCAGATGGAAACTAGGGCACTGGGGACCATGGGACTGGATGCTGGGAAGCTGGTGGGCTATGCAAGCGTGTTTGGTCCACTGTCTGAAGATCTGGGCGGGTTCAGGGAAAGAATTGCACCAGAGGCATTCAATCGCACATTAAAGGGCAAGTCTGATGTGCGGGCACTGGTGAACCATGACACCACCATGGTGTTAGGCCGCCGACAGAATGACACCTTGAAACTGTCTGTGGACAGCACAGGGTTAAAGGTGACCATCGACCCACCATCCACCAGCTACGCTGCAGACCTGATGGAACTGGTCAAACGGGGTGATGTGTCCCAGATGTCATTCGGGTTTATTGTCATGCCTGGTGGGGAATCATGGGGTGTGGAAGAAGGAACCAAAATCAGAACTGTATCGGATCTGGAACTGTTAGAGGTTTCAGTAGTGTCCATTCCAGCCTATCCTGACACCACAGTAGCTGTCAGGGGGCTGGGTCTGTGGGAGTCTGACAGACTGCAAAAGCGTCTGCAGAATCGGGGGAATCGAATAACATTACTGCAGCTGATGCTGCCGGGGGGCTGATTTATGAACGAACGACAGAAGCTGGCACAACAGCGAGCAGGGCTGGTCAAACAGGCTAAGGGTCTGCATGACCTAGCATCACACCGGGAATGGACACCGGAAGAATCCGCTAAGGTGGATGATATCGTAGCACAGATCCAATTGCTGGATACCAGGCTGGTAGCTGCAGAAGAATACATTGCAGCTGATTCAGCAGAGGATACCACGGAAGAACCAGCGGCTGAACCAGCGGCTGAACCAGCCATGGCAGATCCAGAACAGCCACAGCAGAACAATCTGGCTCGCCGCATTGAAAAACTAGAGGGTCTTCTAGTGTCTAATCGTCGCACTGCACCAGCTCCACTGGGATCCCCTGCTTTTGTACGGGATTTCAATGATCGTCGTCTTGAATCAGATCGCCGATCTGCATTGCAGGGATGGTGCCTGGGCCGTGAAGCCACTGCACAGCATCGGTCTGCTGCACACCGAACTGGTCTGGATCTGAACAATGATCGACTGGTCCTGAAAAGGGCACAGTCCACCACGGTGGGTGATGGTGGTTACACCATTCCACAGGGATTCCTCGCTGAACTGGAAAAGCGATTGTTGTACTACAACAACCTCCGCAATGTCTGTCGGGTTATCCGCACTGACACCGGAAACCCACTCCCATTCCCTGTCACTGATGACACCGGGAACCCTGCAACAGTGGGTGCAGAAAACACTGCACCTTCAGAAACTGCAATGACCTTCACACAGGTCCTTCTCGGTTCCTATCGTTATGAATCGCTGGTCCTGACCAGCAACGAACTGTTGCGGGATTCAGGTCTAGATCTGGCTTCTGAAATTGGTGGCATGTTGGGCGAACGTATCGGACGGAAAGAAGCCACGGATTTCACGACTGGAAACGGCACCACAGCCCCACAGGGTGTGGTGACAGGTTCTTCTGTGGGTGTTGCTGGCGCCACCACCACCACCATCACATTGGCTAACATCATGGGGCTGATCGGATCCCTTGACTATTCCTACCAGCAGGGTGCAAGTTTCATGATGCACCAGGCAATCTGGAACACCATTCTGCAACTGGCTGACAGTCAGTCCAGACCACTGTTCCTTGATCTTTTGAACGGGAATCAGCCCAAGCTGTTGGGCTACCCAGTCATTATCAACAATGCCATGGCTTCCAGCATTGCAGCCAGTGCCAAGACCATCCTGTTCGGTGATTTCAGCAAGTACATGATCCGTGATATCGGTGATATCGAAATCATCCGATTGAACGAACGGTATGCTGAAAAGTACCAGACTGGTTTCCTGTCAATCCATCGTAGTGATGCAAAGGTGATGCAGACCAACGCGATCAAGCGTATCACCCAGCCTGCATCATAAGGTGACCCATGAAAGTTAAGGTCCTGATCCACTGTGTAGGTACTCATGAAAATCACTGGCCTGGTACTGTCATTGACGTACCAGACAGCGATGGACAGAGGATGCTGGATGCAGGGCTAGCAGAACTGGTGGTGGTTTCAGCAGTGGTTCCTACCATTGCTGAAACCCCAGAATCTAAGCGTAAAAAGAGGTTTGAATCCCGATGAACCTTAAGGTGTTAGCTGGGCCTGCTGTGGAACCCTGCACCTTAGCAGAGGTCAAAGCCTACTGCCGTGTTGACAGCACAGATGATGATTCCACCATAGCTGGGATTATGGCTGCAGCTAGGGAATATGTTGAAAGACACACCAAAAAGACTTTAATTTACACAGCTTACAGACTGACCATGGATGCTTTCCCTGCATGGGACGACATTGAATTACCCAGAATCCCAGCCATTATTGCACCATCGGCCACCATATCAGGTGTCAATTATGACACACCCAGAATCAAATACTGGGATGGTGATGGTAACCAGCAGACCATGGTTGTGGATGTAGACTATGAACTGTTGCTGGACGATAACCCACCACGAATAGTGCTACCTGCTACCATGCTCTGGCCTATTACTCTGGTCTACCAGCGGGGTGCAGTGGAAGTGGATTTTGTGGCTGGGTATGGTTCTGCACCTGGTGCAGTTCCACCACTGCTGAGAATGGCTGTGAAGATCCTGACAGCGCACTGGTACGAACACAGGGACGCAGTTGGAAGCTATGGGACCGAAGTGCCACTGGCACTGGCTAACATTCTGTCCCTGCATGATTCAGGGGGGTACAACTAATGCCCCTAACCACCATCGGCACAATGAGACACAGGCTGATCCTACAGTCCCCCACAGACACTGTGGACAGCTATGGACAGCCCATCAGAAGCTGGGCTACCTACACCACGGTGTGGGGACAAGTCATCGCACAGGGTGGGACAGAGGTTCAGCAGGCTGGACAGCTGTCTGGTCTGGTCACATACCAGGTAGTCATCAGGACCCTGTACACAGTAGCCATGACACACAGAATGATCTGGGAAAACAAAACCCTGAACATCCAGTCTGTGATCCCACTGGATGGGGAAAGAAAGTTCATGAAAATTGTGGCTATTGAGGAACAGCCCTGATGGGTAGACCATTCGGTATAGATCTGCATGTGCAGGGGCTGGATCTGATGAAAAGGATTCTGGGAGACTTCCCAAAATCCCTAAATGCAGCATTCAAAAGGTCTGCAACCATGACTGGTCGAATAGTCAAGAATGCTGCAAAAGCACGGGCACCATCCCGAAGAAAGTCCATCAGGATAGGTAGCAAAAGTGTTGCTATGTATGGTTCCAGTGGGTCACTTAAAAAGTCTATAACGAATGTGGCAAGAAAGCCAAAAAACGCACAGGGTACATCCACATGGATAGGTATAATCGGTGCAAAAAAAGGCATGGGGGCTGTCGGGTGGGTCAAGTGGTACAAACGGGCTAAGGGTCAGCCAACATACAAAAACACCACGGTTTCCATTGAACCCAGTAGGTATTCCCACCTAGTGGAAAATGGATCCATGAATAAGTTGTGGCGCAGTGGGCGCATGGTACAGGTTCCAGCTAGACCATTCTTAAGACCAGCGATGGATGCATCGAAATCACAGGCTGTTTCGATTACATCAGACAGCGTCAATAAAGAAATTGAGAAACTGGTCAAGTCTGGGAAAGCATCCCCTGTCAGTAATGGGGAAACATCATGAGTCTACTAGGAAAGGTTCTCAGGACCTACCTGACAGAACAAACAGGGTATTCAGCAACCATACCTGGTGGGATCAGTCCAGAGGTCACAGGGACTGGTCTACCACTACCATTCGTTCACTATGCTGGTGTGTCCAGACAAAGAACACAGCTAGTGGGGAATACCAGCATTTACTACACTGAACGGGTGACATTCGCCTGTGCAGCTACCACCAGATCTGGTGTTCAGACTGTGGTGGACTGGATAACATCGAAGATCGCACTGGCTTCAACAAGAACTGTTATGTCTGGTGTCACTGTCCACACATTACGGGTGGATGACGAAGGGGACATAGCTGAATTCCTTGCAGACGGTGCAGATGAACCAGTCCGAACCACGACAGTGGATGTAATAGGGTCCTATGAAATAACATAAGGGGGGTGATCCATGGCTATTCAGTTTCCAGCAGGGGCAGTGGCTTCAATCAACACATTGACAGCAGGGTCACCTGGCACAGCTACTGTGTTAGTCAATGTAAAAAGTATCGGTGGTTCTGCTGTTACGCGTGCTATGGCTGATGTGACAGCACTGGGTGACACCACCTTGCAGCGGTTACCCAGCAGGAATGACAAGGGAACCTTGCAGATTACGTTTTATCTGGATGACACAGCCACAGCCACTAACCAGATAACAGTCTTGAAAGCCCGATTGACAGGTGGAACACACACCAGAATCACAGTAAACCTTTCATCGGGTTCCACCATTGATGACCTGTTCCAATATGATGGGTATGTGACAGAAGTGGGCGAACCAGAAATTGCAGCGTCTGATGATGCACTGCAATACACGGTTACTATGCAACGGTCTGACAAGTACTAATTGAGGTGATGTATGGGTCTGAACAGGGAACAGCTACTAGCACAGGCTAGGCCCAAAATCATCGAAGTCCCAGTCCCAGAATGGGGTGGGACTATTCATTTAAGGGACATCACAGCTGGTCAGAGGGACCAGTATGATGGTTACCAGATCGACCAGCAGGGACAGAATAAGTACACGGATTTCAGGGCTAGACTGCTGATCCTGTCGATCTGTGATCAGGATGGAAACAGGCTGTTCACAGATGCAGAGGTGTCCACCATCAGCAGTCTACCAGCACATGTGGTGGACCGGCTGTGGGACCAGGCTGCACTGTTATGTGGATTGAAGACAGAGGAAGTGGAAAAAAACTAAGAAAAAGACCAGTCAGGCGGGTGATGTTCCGTCTGGCTGGTCATCTGGGCTGCACTGTTGCTGAACTAGAACAGAGGCTGTCCAGTTCTGAATTAACCGAATGGGTAGCACTGGCTTGGCTAGACCCATGGGGAGAGTACAGGGCTGATGTTCGGGGGGCTGTTGCTGCATGGGCTTCTGTGGCTGCATGGTCATCACAATCTAAAGTTCAGGACTTTTTACCTGCTGATCCATGTGCAATCCCAGAACCAAAAAGTGTAGAATCAAAACCGGCAGAACAGAAAAAAGTGGCTAGCCTAGACGAACTGGCTGCAGCCAAAATGTACCTGACCAGTCTGGGACTGGTCCCAGTCAAGGGGACAGACAATGGCTAGTATTGCAAAAATGTCTGTCCAGATGGGCTGGAATGGGGAAGAAGCTGAAAAGGGTGCAGCTTCCATGACAAAAACCTTACAGAAGGTGGAAGCTGCAGCCAAGTCTAGTAATGACAAAATGAAAGAAGCTGGAAAACCAGACTCAAAAGAAGAAGCGATTTTCCAGAAAAAACTAGCCAACATGAACGAACTGCAAAGGCAACAGGCACTGGCTTTCGAGGAAACGAAAAAGCGCAGAATGGCCATGACTGCGGAAGAAGTCAAAGCAGATATCGCAAAAGAAAAGAAGACAAAAGAAAAAGAAATGTTTGCTGAATCCCTGAAAAACATGAATGCACTTGAAAGGGACAAGGCACTGAAAGACAAAGAAACTCAAAAACGCCGAATGAACATGACTAAGGAACAGATCTTAGCAGACATAGAAGCTGAAAAGAAAAAGGAAGAAGCCAAAAAACCCAAGGCACCTGGTGCAGGGTTCTTTACAGAAGCACTGTCTGGAATCACCCTGCTTAAGGGTGCTTTTGATATGTTGGTGCTGGGACCCATTCAAGCATCCATCGGGATTCTGAAACTGGGTGGTGATGCACAAGCGGCACAGATCAAGCTGGGGTACATGGCTGGTTCTGCTGTTCAGGGTGTGGATGCATTCCGAAAACTGCAAAAGCAGGCTGCAGACACA